CTATGTTTGAATTAAGACTGAACAACAACAAAACAATCCCTTTAAAATGGGGTACTTGGGCGATGAAAAGATTTTGCGAATTAGAGAATAAATCTCTTTTAGACTTAATCAATATTTTATCAAGTGGTGCTTTTGAATTAGGAACGATAGTGCATATAATACAAGCATCTGCCGAAAGTGGATGCAAAACACTAAATCAACCAATTGAGTTTAACGATGTAATCGTTTGCGACTGGATAGATGAAGTGGGAGGATTATCTGCAAAAGATGGTCAGTTAATAGATTTTATTAAATTTATGCAGACATCAATGGTTCCTGAAACAAAAGAAACTGCCGAAGTAACAAAGGATAAAGGAAAAAAAAAATAGGAATTTATAGCTGGGATTCAATAATTATTCTCGCAATAGAAGTTGGCTTGACAATTAATGAGTTTTGGCAACTTACTTGGCGGGAATTTTTATTATATAAAAAGGCTTATGAGAATCAGCAGATAAAGGAGTGGGAAAGGACAAGAACTTTAGCTTATATGATTTATAGGTCTAATTCAACGGATAAAAATCCGAAAAGTATAAAGTCCTTTTTCCCTTTGCCTAGTGATGAAGTAGAAGAGGAAAAGCCAAAACTAACGCAAGAACAACTAGCAAGGACATTAAAGTTGTACGGAGTAAAATAATAAAATGGCACAAGAAACATTAAAAATTACGATAACGGCTGACAATAAACAAGCCGTTCAAAATATACAGGAAACTGTTACTGCTACAACTCAATTAGGTACTGCATTTAAAAGAGTAACACCAATAACTAATCAAGTTAATCAGTCTTTGGTCAATGTTTCTAGGGTTGCTCAAGATGCTCCTTATGGTTTTATTGGTATTGCGAATAACTTAAACCCTTTATTAGAATCATTCCAAAGTTTAAAACAAACAACTGGTTCAGCAAGTAGTGCTTTAAAGGAGATGGCTAAGGGTTTAATGGGGCCAGCAGGTATTGGTCTTGCATTGGGTGTTGTTTCATCTTTGATAGTCGCATTTGGTCCTAAAATAGCAAAGTTTATTAATGGTACAGATGCAGCTAGTGAAGCACAAGATAAATTTAAAGAAAGTTTAGATAAGGCTAGAGCATCTGCAAGTGAAAGTGGAATTAAATTACTAGCATATATTAATGTTGCTGAGAATGCAACTAATAGTGATGTTAGAAGAAAAGAAGCATTAGATGCAGTACGAAACGAATTAGGTAAAGTAAATTTAGCTTATGCCAATAGTATTAAAACTACGGATGATGCTAGAAATGCTATTACATTATATACACAGGCTTTAGTTGCTCAAGCAATTACTTCAAGATATATAGATGAAATTGCTGATAAAAATATAAAATTAGCAGATGCTCAAAAGAAAGCAACATTAGCTGGACAAGAATATGTTGCAAGTATAGCAAGGTCTAAAAATATGGTTAATGGTTATGTTGATGCTTCAATAACATTAGCAGCTGTAACTAATAGAGATAAAGATGCATATATAGCAGCAGGAGAAGCAGCAGGAGTATTAAAAACTGAAATAGATGATTTAAATAGTTCTGTAACAACAACAATACAAAACGCTTTAAATAATCCATTCTTTATAATGGATAAAAGTGCAAAAGATTTAGATAAAACTATTCTTGATGTAACTAAGAACTATAAAGCGTTTACTAAATTAACTGCTGAACAAGTTGGAACATTTATTCCACAAGCAAAAAATGCTTTACCATCAGCACCATTAGCACCACAATCTCCTTTAACTAAAGGTCCATCTCAAGCTATTTTAGAGGCACAGGCAATTGCAAATGCTGCTACTGAACAAGCTAAATTTAATTATTTATTAAACGAGGCTGAAGTAACTTCTAGATTTATTGCACAAGGTCTTGGAAATGTATTTCAAGCATTGCAAAGTGGTGATAATATAGGAGAATCACTTGTAAATGCATTTAAAGATATGGCTATTGAATTAGCAAAAATGGTTATACAGGCTTTAATATTTAAAGCAATTATGAATGCTTTAGGAATGGGTGCTGCTGCTGGAACAACTAGCGATTTAACAGGAGGATTACTTGGTGGATTAGGTAAGTTATTTGGATTTACTCCAATGGCTGAAGGTGGAATAGTAAGCAAACCTACATTTGCTATGGTTGGAGAAGGTGGAGAAAGTGAAGCGGTTATGCCTTTGTCAAAATTAGATACTATGTTAAGTAATGCTTTTTCAAGTGGTGCAAGTAGTGGTAATTCTGCTAATGGTGGTCAATTTATATTAAGAGGTCAAGATTTATTACTTGCAGTAAATAGAAGTCAAAAGGCATCAAACATTAAAGGACAATCAATCAGTTTAGCATAATGCCTTACGGATTAAGATATACAATAACTCAAATTTTAAGGAATGGTAATAACCAAGTACTTGAGATTTATGAGAGAGATTATGTTGCTGGGATAGTTAAAACCTATAAGCCAGTATCAATAATAGTTCAACCTAACTCAAAAGAGGAATATCCTTATCCTACAATTATATCTACTCAGGTTAACTTTTCTATATTATTAGAAACGCAAGATGATTACGACCAATTCCCTAATGTACTTAGTCAAGATGATAGGAAATATTATGTAATACTTAAAGAAAGTACTAATGTAATGTGGAGAGGTTTTTTGTTTAATGATTATACTCAAATGGGTTTTTCAACAGGCATAACTCAAGCAGACTTTACTTGTATTGATGGTATTTCTTTTATTCAAAATATTGAATATGTAAGAGATGATAGTATTAACCAATTAGACACTCAATTAAATGTAATTAGTGATGGCTTAAAGTTATTAGGCTATCCTGATGTATTGAATTTGGTTGTGGCTTGTTCATACTTTGCAGGTGGTATGGTTGATAGACAAGATGGCGTTAGTAATGAGCCATTTAGCCAAATCTATCAGTATAGAAGGGATTTTATGGGGGAGTCTTATTATGATATTATTGGGAAAATAATGACTTCATTTAATTGTAGAATGTTTCAAGCCAATGGAGATTGGTGTATATTCTCAATGAATGAAATGGCAGCTACTACTAATTACTTTACTAAATATAATATTCTAGCTACTCCTACAATAACAAGTAGTGGTGTTTTAAGTAATACAGTTAACATAGTTCCTTATGCAGATGGCAATGTGCATTTTATAAATAATAGTCAAATAAAGCTATTAAAGAAAGGATTTTATAATATACAAGGGAGAGGTGCTTATGAATCAGCTTTAAACTATTGCGACAATGCAGACTTAAAGTTAAATGCTTTCCCAACTAATACTGCAACTGCATTTGTTTTAGGTGCAACAGGAGATTCAACGGCAACAATAGTACCAGATACAGCAGGTCAATTTGATGCAGTTTCTTTAGTAAGAAATACAAGTGGATTAGCAAGTATTGAAAATGGTAATTTAGCTGCTCCTAATTATTTCCTTCCTTACATAGGGGAAGTTCCTTTTAAGTTAAGTTTTGAACATACAACTTCAACAGGTGCTAAATTGCAAATTACACTTAATACATCAGGAGGACTTAGATATTTAGATACTAATGGGCAATGGCAATCTTCAGTACAAAATTTAACAATAGACCCATCTGAAAATTTTACTACATATACTAAAGACATTCCACCATATTTTGTATCAAGTGTTGCAATTTTCGGTTATTTAAAGTTTAAGATAATATGTGATGCATCAGGTCAAGCATCATTATTACAAAACTTTATTATACAAAGAGGTGATAGTGAAGTAAAGTTTATTGAGGCAAACTTTGTAGCTGATAATACAATTCAATCTACTTTAAAAGTATTTGAGCAACCTTATGGCAATAACTATCCTACTACTTATAACTATTCATCAAATAAAGGTGTTTTATGTGCTTCAGATGGTACATTCTTAGAGAATTGGTATTCATCTTGTCCTAGTGGCACTCCATTAGGAGCAATAGATTTAGTTGTATTTATGACTTATCAGAACATAAGAAACCTAAATAAGAATGTGGCAACAGTAGAATGTGATTTAGGAGAACATATAAGTAGTGGGGAATTTGTTTACCTAGATAAGGTTTTTACTACAACGGACACAGTTACAGGAAACTTATCTTATACTGGTAAGAAATTCATTATGAATAGGGTAAGCCAAAATTCTTATGTAAACGAATTAAACTCAGTTCAACTGATTGAGGTTAGCGTTGCTACAATATCGGCATTTATCATTCCAAATTACATAACAGATACAGGTCAACTAGGTCCGTTCTGGTTAGCACAATTTAATATTAATATAGTTTAACTTTGCAATATGGCAGATAAAGTACAAGGCAATAATATGATTCTCTATTGGCAAAATCCCAATGGACAATTCTATCTAAATGGTGGCATATCACAAGGCACAATAGGTGGTAATTCTTACTATCAATTAAGTTCTACTGAAAATGTAGCAAGTAGTACAAACTTTGTTGCAACTGGGGATAATATAATAGCTAGGTTTATTACAGATGTAAATAAGCCTAATATGACTTCTATCCCTGCTGGTACTTGGAATTTTAGTTCTTATGTATCTATTACAACAAATTTATCAGGTAGCCCAGCATTTTATTATATAATTTATAAATATGATGGAACAACATTTACATCTTTAGCAAGTAGTACTGCAACTACCTTAACATCAACATCAATAACATTATATAATACTTCAGTAAGTTTTCCTGCAACAGCATTATCTGCAACTGATAGAATAGTTGTTATGGTTTATCCTCAAAATGTAAGTACTAGAAATATTACTTTTTATACACAAGGGAATAATGTAGCTAGTGTAGTAACTACAATTCCAACTGATATTCCTTTTGCTTGTTCTACGAATTGTTCTTTCTCGGTTAATGTGGACCAAAAAGAAGTAACATCTCAAACAAGTGCTTGGTATCGTGAATTTAAAAACGATATAGCTAATTGGAGTGTCAATTGCGATGGATTAATAACATTAGAAAACTATGGTTATTTATATTTATTGCAAACGCAACAAAATAGAACACAAATAGCGATTAAATTTGCTATTGATAACGGAGTAGATGGGTTGGTAATTATAGGTGGGAATTGTAATCTTACAAGTTTACAAATCAATGCTCCTTATAAGGACATAGGTACTTATTCAGTAGGGTTACAAGGTTCTGGTCCTTATACAACTTCAGGAGTTTCAATAAATCAAAATGGTGTGATAATAACGGCAAGTGGTCAAGTGTATATGAAATCTTCAACGGCAGCAGGAGGAGAGACTACTATTACTTATGCAGATATGATAGGAAAGATATGTCTTGGCTTTACAAGAGGTGGTGTTGAGGTAAGAGAGATACTTACAAGTGGAACTCCTACGAATGACCAGATTAAGTTTACAAGTGCAAGTGGTGTGGTTACTTTTGGTAGAGCATTAGAGGCTGATGAATTTATTAGAGGAATATTTCAATAATTAATATGAGCAATCAATTACAAATAACAGGAGAAGCAAAGATTAGGACAATACAAGGGCCAGTAGTAGCTAATAGTGGTGTAATAACTGCATTAAATGGAGATGCAACTGAATATGTAAGAGGGGATGGTACTTTAGCTGATTTCCCTACATCAACAGGTGGAGGTAGTTCAGTTTCTTATTATCTTAATACAAGTGTAAGTCAAGGTACAATAGGAGGGGTTGCTTATAAACAATTAAGTAAAGTACCTATTAGTGGTGCTGGAACTGATGTTACTACTTCGGCTAATGGTTACATAGCTAGTTATATTACAGATGCAAACGACCCTGCTTTATTAGAAGTACCTGCTGGAAACTTTAATTGTGAGTTTTATTTTAGTGTAAACTCTAATTCTCATAATCCTTATGTTTATGCAGAAGTATATAAGTATGACGGAACAACTTTTACTTTATTAGGAAGTAATGTATCTATACCACAATATTTAAGTAATGGAACTACATTAAGTCCATACTACTTTGCGATAGCTGTTTCTACTGCTGTTTTAACTGT